AATTAGTAACTGCTGCTGTATCCGCACCTCCAACTACCTCAACGGTAGACAAAGACGAGGATGATGCATTATCATACTTTGCGAAACTCGCAGAAGAATAATTACACAGGAGGTCAAACGACCTCCTTTTTTTATGGTAAGGTAATATTAGTATTTTCTGTTTGTATTGTTCTATCGTTTAGATATTCTGATGATTCATCATATACCATTATCTCTCTCATATCATTTAAAAACTCTTGAAGGTACTCCTCTCTTAAAACAAATATTCTAGATTTTTTATCGTTTTGTATTGTTTCATAATCATAATTACTCACTCCTACAACAGGATTTAATGTTGCATTTGGTGTGCCTGGTTTAGGTATTGTAAAATTACTATCTACCACCTTTCCTTTGGGTAGAACTAATCTTCCATCACTATCTTTGACTTCTGTAGTTTCAAAATATCTTGTAGAATTTAGTGCATCACCATACTTATCTAAACTATAATCATACAAATCTCTTGGATTTAACGGCCATTCATTTCGCACATTAATTATACCTGCAACTGTTAAAATTACCCAATCAAATTGTGCACTTCCATATAAATCTTCTGCAACTGTATCAGGTCTTGCACCCATTGGAATTTCATACTTATTAAAAATAGTAAAGTTATTTTGTAAATCATCTCTCATTTTTGCACGACGAAATAAATTTTTTACCTCAACAAAATCTAAAGATGATGATTTATTCGGTAAAAAAGAAGGATATCTTAAATTTGGTAACTCTCTAAAATATCCCATTAGTATCCTACTGCCTCTGTGCCTGGTCTTGCATCATAATCAATATCGTAAATTGGTTGTATCTCTTTGAATGATAGATCTAAAATCATTGATACAGGTGTACCATCATCATATGTTGAATACACACCCTCACCCGTGTAAGTTGTTTGCATATCTGTTAAGAAACATTGTTTAAATTTATTTAAGAATGGATGATTATTTCTTCCTGTGCGATATCTTAACTTAAATACATTAGGTGTTTTTAAGAAGAAATTACCTGATCCAACTAAACCACCCTGTGCTTGTGCCGCCATGTTTCTTTTGAACGCACGAATTATTAGTTTGACTTGTTCTGATTCTTTTTCATTGCGAGGTGTTAACTTAAATTGAAATCTAAAGTTTCTTAGTGTGACATTATTAAATAATAATTCCATGTTTGGATTTAAAATTTCACCATTACTTCTTGATAGTAAATCATTTACTGTTACATTACCACCAAATATATTAACTGCCTCTGATGCAAGTGCTTTGTTTAATACATTTAAAGCACCACCTGCTGTCGTTCCATCTTTTAATCGGTCAGAAGTTTGTTTTCTAACATCATTTAATTGCTTTAGAGTTCCACTTAAACCTTGTGTTAGGTCAGTAGCCATCACTCCTTCAGCTGCTTCGACTCCAACCGCTGCAAGGCCATTTAATCTTGAGTCACCGTATTGAACATTATTTGAATCTGATAAGTTTGCAGGTATTGGTAATATAATTGTTCCAGCATTTATGAGTGGTTTAGTTGATAAACGATTAGATGATCTTCTACCAGCACGATTTGTAATGAAATTACCTTTCACATAACGGTTGTCGTCACCAGGTGCAGATACATACTTATCACCGATTGGAACATACTCTTCAATATCAATTTGCAAATAGTCAGTATGTTCTGTCAATGATTCTAATGGATATCTTAAAACTCCACCTCTTCTTTTCTTTGAGTATCTTCTTAATCTTTCCCTTGTTGCATTATCAATTTTTGTTTTTGTATCTGGAAATTGATCTCTAAAATTACCCTCTGAGGGTTTATCACTCAATTGACCATATTCATTGATTCTAGTACCAGGCACTACATCAGCATTGTTATCTGTTAATACATTGATACTATTTGCATAAGTATCTCCACCAGTAATATTGGATTTAAATAAATCACCAGTAGCTGCTTGATAACCAGGACTATTCTTCTTCTGTCTTTCAGTAAACTCTGCGTCTTTTATATTACCTATACTTATTGTCATGTTATCTTTTTAGTTATTTATACGAAATTTTGCAAATGGTATAGTATTTAGATCTTGTAGTTCTTCATTTGTAACTTGATAGAGTTGACCTATAACCTCTTGAAAGGTATATGAACGAGATTGACCCCAATGAAAATTTATTCCTCGAAATCCCCACTCATACGTATTTGTTACAGCCACAAGTGGATTTTGATCGTATCTTATACCTAAAGTTTTTGGTTGATAAACAAATACATAGATCTTACCAACCTCTGGGGTTGACTCTACACTATCTCCTAGAACATCCATGATCTCAATCATAAGATCATCAGCATCTTCTGTTCCGTTTATATCTCCTACTAGTGGTGCAATACGACTCATTTGATTCCTAGTTCGTTTTCAGTCATCACCTTAAATTCCCACAAACGATCTTTACAAAACTCATCTGCAGCTTTCCATTTTGCTTGGTTCTTAGCGTATTCATAGACTTCTCTTAAATAATTCTTGGTCTGTCTTTTAGGTTTTTTTGGTTTTTGTGTTTGTTTATGTGGTTTTACCTCTATTAAATATCGTTTTATTCTCCCTGTGTTCTCTTGAACCTTAATGTAAAAGTCTGGAAAGTATCTATGGATTTTATTATCAACAGGTGAACGATATGGCAAAGCAATTTCTTCACTTCCCCACTCAAGTATTCTATCATTTTTATCACAATAAACCATAAATTTTCTCTCCCAAAGTGACCTGTAAATGATGTTTGTGGGATCACCTTTATACTTTCTGGGATATGAAGGATAATATTTTCCTTTATATGACATAAATAGAATTACAATATATACGTATTTAGAGTGCGAGAATCATTAGCTAGAAGTATAACAATGGCAAACGCTAAGGGTCTCTTAGGAGCCTTAGCACAGGACAACCATTATGTTGTTACTTTTTCATCTCTGACACCTGCGGTTGAATTATATTTAAGAAGGTACACTGGAATAAGTAATATCAAAGATTTTCTTTCCAGAAAAGCAGGTATTCTTTGCGATTCAGCATCGTTACCTACAACAGCTTATGCAACTGCCGAGGTCAAAGATAATTTCATGGGTATTCCCCAACAATATGCACACACAAGAATATATACTGATCTTGATTTTTCTTTTTACATTGATGAAGATTATACCCTATTAAAAATGTTTGAGGGTTGGATGGAATATATTTCAAGTGGATCTGATGGGTCAGTCAGTCAATCACACCGTGCATATTACAAGAGAATGAGATATCCAGACACATATAAATGTAATACAATGTATATTAACAAATTTGAGAAAAATTACAAAAGATCAATTAGATATCAATTTGTTAATGTATTCCCAAAGAGCATGGGTGCAATACCCGTTGCATATAAAAGTGCAGACCTTTTAAAGGTTTCTGTATCTTTTAATTTTGATCGCTATATAATAAACGGTTAGAAAACCACTATAAATAATTTTACTGAATTGATAGTTTATCATGCCTTTACCTAAAGTAAATACACCAACATATGAATTGGTGCTGCCCTCAACTGGAAAAAAAGTCAAATATAGACCATTTCTTGTGAGAGAAGAAAAAATTCTCATTATGGCACTTGAAACAGAGGATATCAAACAAATCACTCAAGCAGTTGTTGATATTTTGACTGAATGTATTTTAACAAAGGGTATTAAATTTGAAAATCTTTCAACATTTGATATAGAATACTTATTTTTGAATATACGTGCAAAGTCAGTGGGTGAGACTGTTGAAGTCAATCTTATTTGCCCTGATGATAATAAAACATCCGTCACAGTTGCTATTGACATTGATTCGATTAAAGTAAAGAAAAATCGAAAGCATAAGAACATAGTCAAACTTGATGATAATTTATCTCTTAAATTAAAGTACCCATCACTTGACCAATTCATAGGTAGTAATTTTGAATCAAAGGATGATCAAAGTATATCATCAACTCTTAAAGTTATTACATCATGTATTGATGTCATATACACTGAAGAGGAAAGTTGGGTAGGATCCGACTCTACTGAAAAAGAACTTGAAGAATTTATTGATCAATTGAATACAAAACAATTCCAGTTAATAGAAGAGTTCTTTAATACCATGCCAAAATTGAGTCACCCAGTTAAGGTAAAGAACCCGATTACTGGAGTTGAATCAACTATTGTATTGGAGGGATTAGCTGCTTTTTTCAGCTAGGTATGGCTCACACG